GCTCCCCAGTAGGCTGCCTGCTCGGTCGGTGACGATTTGAGGTAGTCGGTCAGATCGAACTGCGCGGTGTACCCATAGCGGGTCACGTCGCCCATGTTCAGCCGGTCCGTCACCGCGCGCATATACGGCCCGTACACGCGGTTGATCTTGTCCTGTTTGCGGTCCACCGCATTTTGATACGTCCGCGAGGTGGTGGACACGCCTAGGTCTTCCGGATCGACGCCAAGCCCGTTCGCCAGCGCCAGGTTCGTCTGCTGCTGTAGGTCCACCAAGGTGAGATCTTTGGGCGACGGCGACGACACCTCAGCACGTTTCAACGCGCCCGGGATGTACCCGAACGGACGTACGGTGCGCATCGCGCCGAACTCCGCGAGGAACGCCTCGATCTCGTCGTCATCGAAGGGGTCCACGTCCGGGCTGTCGTTGTCGGTGAAGTACTCCCGCAGCGCCGGATTGTTGGCGTACATCTCCGTCAGGGAGTCCAGCTGGCGGGCGATGCGCACAGCGCGACTGTTCGCCCGCAGGATGCCAGGGTTCGGGGAGTCAAACCGGATCATGTCGGCGGCGGGCACCTGCTCCGTCTTGCCGGCATCGTCGGTGACCCACACGTAGCGGGTCGCTGCCTCGCCCTTGACCTTGCCGGACGGGTCAGTCAGCGACACCCTGCCGGGCTCGACCCGGCGTACCGACACCGGATACCGCTCGAAATCTCGGCCGGTGACCCGCCACCACGCGATCGACTCAAACGCCAGATCTTCGATGGTGAACGCCAGGTGAACCACGTTCGGCACGTCAGGATCGAACTGGCGGAACAGCGCCGACGGCTGCACGTCCAACCCGCGATACAACTTCAGCGGCAGGGTCGCGATCGAACACAGCTCATTACGGCCACGCTGCACAGCGGGCACCTGCATGGCCTCGTCGCGGTTGACCGGTCCGGTACCGGAGCGCATCGCGGACAGCATCCGGTCGATCGGGGCCGGCGCCGTATCGAACGTCGCGGCGGCCGGCAAATCAAGGGTGATCATCTTCGGGACGCTCAGAGAGTCACGCACGACCTGTCCGACCGCTGCCAACCATCCCATGATCGGAAGTGTACGGCCGACCGACAGGAAAACTTGTCGTACTACACCGTGGGTCCGACATGTATCCGTCGGGCGCCGGCACGCAGCGGGGGAACAGTCCGGGCAAGGTGGACAGCGCCGGCCGTCGCGTACATCGCATCGCAGTGGCCAGCGCCGCGGCGAGTGAACACCCACCGGTCACCCGACCACAACTTTTCAGCGTGTTCCGCCTGCGCGTCCAGTAACGCCTGCCCGGAGTGCACAAACGCGCCGGCTGACACCTGCTGGGCGAAACCCATGCACACGGCCGGCGCTTCCGCGCTCAGCTCCGCAACGCGGGTGCCACGAGGCGCCCACGACTTGCCGGCGCTTTTCGACCGGTCTTTCAGCTGCGCTGCGAGGGTCGCCGCGGGTCCACCGGGGAACCATCCGAACGAACGCGGCCGGATCCTGGCAACCCATCCGGGCAGGTCACGCAGGCATTCCGCGACGGCCTGCGGGCCGTCCCACGACGCGACAACCTCACCGCGGACCGTGCCGTCGCCGGCCGCCGCAACGGCCAGCGTCGCGTGTTGCAGGTCTAGCGACACGTCGACCACCGCACCGAGGCGCCCGCGCTGCGTAAGGTCGATCGGCGCCGGCCGGTTACCGGCAGACCAGCCGGCCGGATCGATCGCAGGGTCAAGCTGCTCCACCGACATGCACAGCACCTCGGTCAGGAAGCCGTTCAGGTCGGCCGGGTCCGCGCCCGGTTTCGCCACCCGGCGTGCCTGCTTCGCGATGACCTCCGGATCCATGCGCCGGCCGTACTGCGGGTTCGCTGCGGCGTGCGCTGCCGTGTCCGCGGGATGCGAACCGGGTGGCGCCGACCATTCGTACAGCGCCAGGGACACGTCCGTCACGCCCGCGGCCAGATCGTCCAACGCGTCGTTGCGTAGCGCGTTCAGAACTACAGACCGCGAGTCGCCCATGTTCGTGATGTAGATGCACTGCGCGTTGCGGAGCCCGTTCATCGCGTAGTTAGCGGCCCGGTACGCGTCCCATGTGCGTTGCTCGCGGAGCTCGTCACCGATCTGCCGCGGGATCGTCTTACCGCGCCCGCCCTTACTGTTGGACGCCCCGATCTTGTAGACGGACCGGTGACGCGTCAGTAGCACCTGCTGGCCGTTGCCGATCCGCTTGTGCTTCGGCGCCGGAGGCATCATGTCGGCCAGTTCTTCGATGTCCTCCGCGAGGCTGACCGCAGCTTCCCATGCCTCTTTCGCCTGCTCGAGATCGGTGGACGTGCCGAACACCATGCGGTGTTTCTCCACGAACATCCAGTACAGCGCCAGCACCTTGCAAAGATGGGTCTTGCCGTTCTGCCGGGCGACGATCACCAGCACCTGCCGGAACCGCGGCCGGCCGTCCTCGAGAATTTCGCCCAGATGAATGACCAGCCATTGCTGCCACGGGTCGAGCGGTTCCCGCAACACCACCGCGGCGAAATGGATCACCGCGTACCCGTAGCTAGTCCGCGGCGAGAGCTTCCGCAACGGCCGGGTCCACCGCCGCGGCGTAATCGAGCCCAGAGGTAGGGGCGCCGGCAACGGCGTCTCTCTCGAGCTGGGCGAGGGCGCCAGCTGCAAGGGTCGGACCACTCGTACCTCCCCCGCTGTGTACCGCCGGCCGCGCGCCGGGCGACATGCCCAGCCTGTCTAGTGTCGCTTCCAGCCGGCCTCCCAGCCGGGAGATCTCGAGCACGACGCGAGCGTGTGCGGCGCCGTCTTCCGCAGCATCACCGTTGACCAGCGCATCGAAACAGTCGTCCAGCGCGGCGGCGTACCGGTGCGCGAGGGCAACGGTCACCGCGTCGCGTGGCAGTACCAGCGTGTTCTCGAGGGCGGCGTCAAGCTGGCCGGTCAGGTTCACCGCGGCTCCGGGAACGGCGCGGCAGGCCCGCAGTACACGAGCGTGATCCACCAGCCCGACGGCGCCGCGGCACTTCGGAACGGGGTATGCGCCAGCGGGTCGATGGAGTCCCTGACGGGCACCGGTTCCGCGCCGTCGCACAGCGCCATGACGAACCCCGAACATGACAGGTCGCCGCCAGCCGCGATCTCGGCGTATCCGGTGATGATGCTACACATCGTGATCATCCGTTCCGGATCGCTGCGGATCCGCCAGGGGGAGAGAAAAACAGGGCGGGGTGTCCATGGGTCCCCCGGTCCGGGAAAAATCCGCCGCGATCGGTCGCGATCGCACGCACTCGCCGCGGCACCCGTCGTCATCGCACTCGCACACACGCGCGCGCATCGGGATCATGGGCGCACCTTCCGTCCAACGCTTCACGGTCGCCTCGCGCGCGACCGCGCGCAGCAACTGCGAGCCTCGGGCGGACCAGGGCCTCTTGTTCGGGTCGATGCCTCGCGCGCTCACCTCGCGCTGCCTGATCGCGGCGCACAGACGCGGCGGGTGCGGCAGCTCAGCACCCTCGCAGTAGCAAACAACCAGCCTGGTCATGATGTGTGCACCACAACGTCCAGCGGTGGGCAGCTGAGGTAGGCGCCGTGGACGTGCGCGTCGCCCAGCCCACCCGCCCCGCACATGCACATGCGCAGCGCCAGGTGTTGCTGCCTGATCGCAGCGCACAGCCGTGGCGGATGCGGCAGGTCATCACCCTGACAGCAGCACGGCGTACCTGGTTCGGTGATGTCGTGTAGTTCGCCTGTCTGTCTGTCCATCCATTGCCACGTGTAGCTCATGGTCACCACCTGGTGATTGGTACGGCCGGGGGGTCGGCCGTAGTTGTGGGGTCGCCTATGTGCAGGTTGCAGGCCGGGCACGCTGCCACGATGTGTCGTGGGTCATCACCTGTAACGGACCTGCCTAGCGTGTGATGTGCATGTGTCGCTACTCGGGTGCACGTGTGTGGCGTCGAGCGTTGGGCGCGCGCGCACCATCCGTCTGTGTGTGCCCTGCATCTGGCTTTGTCCCTGGTCAGCACGGCAGTACGCATGTTGCGCCATGCGCGCGTGCTGCCGTGCTGCCATCCGTATGCCACGTCTATCAGTGTCGCAAACGGGGACGTTTCATGAGCGTGCATCGATGGGTGCCGCGTACGCCACAGTCACACAGCGGGCCGTCCGGGCGGGATGCGCGAACGCGTGGCCGGCTGAGGGCGGCGGGCAGGTTGGGTACGTCCCACGCCGTGACCAGGCGTTCCGTGTCGGCGCTCATGTGTCGATCAGGACGTCTATGCCGTTGACGCTGAACATTGCCGCCGTGCCCTCTGCCGGCTGAACGCGAACCGTCAGCGACCATTCGGCCCTGCTCTTGATCATCACCCCTGGCAGGACTTCGACCCACGTGTTCGGCGGAACGGACACGTGGTGCGGGCCGTCTCCCTCTGCGTCGGTGCCGGACATCAGAAACCCCCCATGTAGCGCTGTAGTTCGGCTTTGGCTGTCTCTGACATGCCGAAGCACTCCTGCACTCGTTCTTTGACGCCTGCGAGGTACGACACCGCGTTCTGCGCAGATTCGACGTGCGACTCTCCGGTCCCTTCCAGTACGGCGCCGATGGCGCGCTCACATGCGTCAGTGGCCATGGACAGCGCTTCTTGTAGTTCGCCTACGTTGTTGATAGCGACGTACACCGCGGCCTGGTGTCCGCCCCACGCGCCGGTCACCGTTCGTCTCCGTACAGCTCCAGAGCAGCTACGACGAGGTAGGCGGCCAGTCGGTCCGTTGCCTCGCCCAGCGCAACGAAAGCGAACCGCAAAGCCTCGCGTTGCACGTACGGGTCGGGGCTCATTTCCTGCGCTTCATGCACTGCCCGCTCCAGCAGCTCAAGCATGTTGCGTTCCGCGATTTGCACCCTGATCGTGGTGTCTCGATCCGTCATCGGGCCGGCCCTCCCATGGGTCCGGGGTAGCCGTACGTCGTCGGAGTGACGATCGGTCCGGAGATCACGGCGATGGGGTCACAGCCCGCCTCATGCCTGCCTCGGTTTGTGTGCGCCACGGCGTAGGCGAGCATGAGCACGACGGCGAGCACGCCCAGCAGGAGCGCGCCGGCTGCGACCAGGGCCGGCCCGATCGGGACAGCCTTCGGATCCCGCGGGTACTGGTTGTCGCGTGGGTGGTCAGGGCGTAGCTCCATCGGTGTCCTTCCCGGGATCACTGGTATCGGCAGGCATGGTGTCGTGGTCACCGATGCGCCGGTAGGTAGGACTGAGGGTCCGGCCGGCGTATTCGTCTTCCGGCATGTCACGGACAGCCTCAGGCTCGCGGTGCGCAGGCCAGTCCGCGACGTTCTCACCGTATGTTTCGCGGAGCCGGTCAGAGATCGGCCCGTCCTGGCGCTCGATTCCCGGCTCCCGCAGCTCACTGACAAGCTGAGGGGCCGGCGTACCGGTCCTGTGCTGTCCGACATAGCCGCGGGTCACAGCCACGACCTGCGGTTTTCCCACGGGGTGCGCAGGTGGACCGCGGCACGGTGCTCGATCTCGAGGGGTTCGCCTTCGGCCATGACCGCGATGCGGAACAGCGTGCTTTCGGGGCCCGGCTCTTTCTCGAGCTGCATGTCGGTCTGGTCAAGCTCGGTGATGCGCTCGCGTGCCTGTTCGGTGCTCAGGTGCTCGTGTGACCATCCGCTGAGATGGGTCGGCGCCGGGATCTCGGGGTGCTCGGTCAGCCACTCGGCGTACGCGTGGATCGCGGCGATGACGAGTGCGCGGTTAGGCGTCCGCTTCTCGAGGGCAGTTGTTTCGGTGTCAGTCATGCGGACAACCTTGCCCGTAGATAGGCGTCCGTGTCAAGATGGGCGACATGAAAGTACAACAGATGACGATGGCCGACCCGCGGGATTGGTGCACGTACGCCTTCGCCGCGGAGCAGCTGAACGTGTCCATGCGCACCGTCGCCCGGATGATCGCAGAGGGCAAGCTCACCGCGTACCGGCCGCTGACAGGCTCGCGGGAGTCGCCGCGGCACAAAACCCTGATCTACGTGCCGCAGCTGATGGAGTACAAGCAGGCCCTACAGCGGGTGCGGGGTGACGATGCCAAGCGCGACGCCGCGCCGTGACGTATCACTGACGTGGGAGCGGTGTCGCCGGCCGAACTGCGAGGCGCGGCACCGCTCCGCCTACGACTGTCCGCCGCGCGGTGTGTGGCTCGTCGCGCGGTTCTGCCCGGCGTGCCGGGGGGACGTGTACTGCCGGCGCCATGCGCTGCGGGAGTACGGCCGGCCTGTGCTGGCCCTGGTCAAGTGATGTTCGCTCAGGGCGTAACGCGAAACGCTCCGCACCCAGTTGCCAAACCGGGCCGGAGCGTTCACGATGACTTCGCCAAAACAACCTGTGCGGTCAGCCTACCGGAAACGGGCGACATCTATCCGTCAGCGGAGATCGACATCCGTGATGTGAACGAGGACAGCCAATCCTCGTACAGATGTGCTAGGGCAGAGAAGGGTTAGTAACTGCCCGAACACCGTGAGGTGTCCGAACCAACGTCCCGGTGCCGCGCGTCATCGATAGATGGACCACTACGCGTATATGGAGTCGGTCGCCGCGCACCCGTTCTACGGATGGCCCAGGGTGCAACCCGCAGAGGGTTGGCGTACGGAAGGCACCGGCTCTGCGTCTCGCCGCAGGCAAGAACATCGGCTTGCCGGTGGCAACAGCTACGGGACGCAGGGCCGGCCCGTACGCAGAGAGCCGCCGACACATCCCGCCCGTGATCAGGAGTAATGCCCTGGTCGGTGGCTCTGCATACGTCGTACTGCGGCCCGCAGATTCGCCCCCTCTGTCTGGATTCGTCTTCCCTCGATTCCAGACAGGGGTGGGTACCCGTCCCCAACAGCCCCCACAAACCGGAAGGATCGGACATTGGCTGTCTACATCAACAGGCAAGACAAAATCTCACAGACCGCGCTGGACTACCTGCAAGAGCAGTACGGGATCCCGTCGGGCGACATCCGCTCGCTAGAGATGCGCGCGAGCGTGGATGACTTCACGACCCTGAAAGTCGAGCTGCTCGTGAATGCGCCCGACCCGAAAACAGCTAGCTAGCTGAATACGCAGAGGGTGCCCACAAACCGGACAAGGCCGGTACGGTGCTTGTGCGGATGGGAGTTTCCCCCCTTACCGCAGCAAGGGAGCCGGGCTCGTCCACGCCCGGCTCCCTTGCCTTTCGACCCCCCACGCGGCCGGCATGAGATTAGGTCACTGCGGACCTTACCGCGACAGCGCGGCCACCACAGCAGACAGCTTGTCCGGGGTGAGCACTGCCCGCAGGCTGTCCGCGATGGCGTCCGCGGACAGCGACGGGTGAGACAGATCGGACAGGCTCATGCCGGCGTCGGGCAGTGCGTCCACCGCGGCGGCAGTCTCGGCCGGCAGAAGCCCGATGCGGGCCATCAGGTCGTTGGTCGCGTCGGTGGTCACGTCGCGGGTGCCGTTGTGCAACACGTCCGGGTAGCGCTGGAAGGCACCTGCCGACTTCGTGCCGCCTGTCTGAGAACTCGGGTCGGTCAGCTGGTGATCCCACACGGCCTTAGCGATCTCTGCGGCTGTAGGCATGTCGTCATCCTTTCCGTACTTCGCGACCAGGCCCCAAGGGCTTGTGTCCTCGGAATACTGACTGTCGTACTCGAACGAGAAATGCGCGTGCTTGTCGTGCGGGTTCTCCCCGGTGTAGGCCTTCTTCGTCCAGTTCGGGGCTTCCCAGATGTACCGGTTGAAGATGATGTATTTCAGGCGTGGCTCGTTCTGCGGGTCACTGTTGTTCTTGCGGCACCGGGCCAGGATGGTGTCCACGCAGTTCTGCATGGTCACGCCCGACCTGCGTAGATCCTTGTCGACGTCGACCGCGTGAACCTCGTTGAGGCTGTCGGAGTCCTCGTCCGGGGTGGCGCCGGACTCGTCGGGGTTGTGGTCCGAGGATCGGCCGGCGTGCGCGCTGTCTCCGACCCACCCGTCCGATTCGGTGTCGCGTTCCGGGGCGATCGTGTTGAACTCTTCGCGCAGCTTCTTAGCTGCGGGGATGAGTACAGGGTTACCCATTGAGCTTGCCCTTCCGCCACGCGTCGATGACAGCGACCGCGGCACGGTCAGCGATCTCCTGCCGTTCGAGCTCGGACATGCCGTTGGTCTGCGCGACCACCGTGTCTAGCTTCCTGTCTTGCTGCTCGAGAGTCGCGGATGTCTTCTGCTGGTTACGGATGGCGAAGATAAGCCCAGTCGCCAAAGTGATGAACCCTGACGCCATGCCGACGATTGCGCCGTCAGACCAATTCGCCCATACCGCCAGACCTAGAACCATCGTAGTCAATCCGGCAACAATTACCGCGACCAGGAACACCAGCTCTTTGGTGACCTTCAAGGCTTCCCCCCTTGTACAGGTGAATCCTCAGCCTACGCCGGGGATGTGACTGTTCCTCACGTCGTCACTGGCAGCACTGATACGTCACGCAGATAGACATCACCCGACGCGGAGATCGATGTCTTGTGTTCTACCTGCACGTTGTACACGCTGCCCGGGGTCAGCCCCGACACGTCGCGGTGGCGTGACGCCTGCATCCGCGTCCCCGCGCCCGCGGCACCCGTAGCGGCCTGAACCGACTCGATAGACGAGTCATCGGTGGCGGCAGAGACAACCGTGCCGGCGCCGACGGTGCTGCCCGTACGCACGGACACCGACACGTGCACGCGGGCGCCGACCGTGTTGGATTGCATCCGGGCGCCCCAGAAGATCAGGACACGGCCGGAGGTCGGCGCCGTGAACGTCGTTCCGCACTGGTTAGCGCCGGGGATGAACGGCACCGAGTTGTACGCGAGCTCGTCGGCGGTTTCGGTGTCGCTGGCCATGGGCGTGTTATCGAGCGCATTGACGTTAGATCCTGCTCCCGGCATGGGGTGTTCCCTTCTACAGGCCCCGGCGTACCGGGGTGTTCACGTCGATCGGAGTGCCCGCGGTCTGCGCTTTGACGACGCCGTTCACGGAACGCACGACGGTAGCGGCCTGCGTGTACGGGCCGGTACCGGTCTGGGCGCCCATAGCCGTGACCGTGACCACCTCACCCCCGCACTTCACGTTGTACGGCAGATACGGGGCGCCCTCCCACCGGTCCCCGGGCGAGGTAGACGAGAAAGACCATGCGGTCTGTACGGCGTCGCGGGCCGCGCCCAGCGTGGTGGTGGCCGCGCCGCGCCGGCCGGCGCCGTCGTAGGTGCCGATGACCCGCGGCGCGTACGGCTCGGTCAGGAATTCGATGCGGTGTTCGGCCGCGCCGATGTTTTGCAGGATGCCCACGACCAGCAGGTCCACCGGCGCCGGTTCGGCGCCGGTCACCCTGATCATGTCGCCTTCACGGACCGCGTTACACGCTGTCTCGAGGCCGGGTTGCGCCAGGAGGTTCACCACTACCCGCTCATACCGCGGTTCCTCGAGAGTGCCCTTGGCCAGCTCCCACGACGCACGATCGGGCAACGCGAGATCGTTGGACAGGTTCACCTCGACCGTGGCTTTGTACTCGCCTATGCCGGCAGGGGGTGGTTGCAGACTCATCGGTCCGGCTGTGACCTGCTGGGTGACCTCGCCCCCGGTCCTGTTTTTGACCGTGACGCGGTTCTTTGATCCCTGGTCATCGATCGACTTTTCAAAGCCTCCAGCGTCGATGTCCGTGGGGTACGTCAAGGTCAGCACCGGGGTTTGGTTGTACATGTGCAGCCGGGTACGCATCGTCAGCGCGATATCAAACCGTTCGTCGTCAATACGGCCGTCTTCGGACGCGACTATCTCTTTCAGCAGGTTGATCACCGTGTCGGCGCGCTGCGGCCCCATCATCATGGTGTCGTTCGCGGCGCCCAGCGTGTACCCGGTCAAGCCGAGTTCGCCCATGAGGCGCACGAACCTCCAGCCGGCGCGCTCGTCCTGGTAGCCGTTGAAAATTTGCAGGTTGGCGAACGAGAACAGGTCTTCCGCGACCGTGGTCACCCCGCCGACGTGCGAGATCAGCCACCCGTCAGTGGTGGCGTTGCCGTCCTGACGCCACGAGCGCAGCCCGCCGACCGTGCCGGCGAACACCAGCGTGTTGTCGAACGTGATCACCGCGGAGTCTTGGAAATACCAGGCCATGGACAGCGCGACGTTGCCGCCTGACTGGTTGGCCCGGACCCGGCAGAACGTCCACTCAGCCGCGGGTGAGCCGACGTAGATCAGCGCGGTTGACTCCAGCACCGTGCCGTCGGTGTCGGTGACCTGTATGCGCCACGCGACGTCGTTCGCGGCCCACTCCCATCGCAGCCCGTTCGAGGTCGCCCACGTCATCACGGGGACGTACGTGGCGCCGACGGGCAACGCGTCAGCCTTCACCGAGAAGAACAGCTGCCATCCGGCCGTTGTCGACGCCGGGGTGAACTGCCCGGCCATGCGCGAGCCTGTGCGGACCTGCGCGGAACGTTCCGCACCTTGCGGCGATTCGCTCTGACCTAGGTCTACGCCGGTGAACGTGCCCGGCAGGCCGGCGCCGGAGTTGGCCAGGGTCAGCGCTGAGGATTCTTCCTCGAGAGGCCAGTGCCCGATGTTGGTTGTGCGGGCCGAGTAGGCGCGATACATCGGTGAGCGCAGCGGGTCAGACCACATGCCGATCCTGCGGAGCAGACCCTCAGCGACCAGCCCGACCGAGGCGCGGCCACGGACGCCCGGCGTGTGTTCGATGCTGCGCGTCGGGCGCCACGCAGACGCCTCGCTGTGTACGCGGCTGACGCCGTTGACCAGCACCCTGCAACGGGTGTTACGGCCGGCGATGCCGTACAGCGCCGACTCGGGGCGGGACGGGTCGTAGGCGAGGGTGTCGTTATTGATCTCCACCTCGATCTTCGTCGCCCGGGGAAACTCTGCGTACGGGGTGAGCCCCCGCTGAACGGTGGCGCCGGCCGCCGAGTACAGCGGCACGTCCGTCCAGACCCCGTTCAGCATCATCTGGAGGTCTACGTCCTGACTGGTCATCCGCGTACCGCCCCGTTGACCAGCCGCACCCCAAGGTGAGTGACCTGCCCGCCGCGTCGCTGCACAGCCCGAGCGATGATCGGCAACAGGGCGTCTCCGAGGTCACCGAGGTTGACCGGTACCCACTGCTCGCCGCCTGACGACGGGGCGATGGAGGACATGCGTTCACCTGCCTGCGCCATGATCGGCACTGCGGTGCCGCGGACACCGCCGACGACACCACCTGCGTGGAACGTCGGCAGGTTCGGCACGCTGATGGAGTTGCCGCCGATGATCGGCACCCACGACGGCACCGACCAGGACAGCCGGCCGATCGTGTTGTTCCACGCCCGGGCGATGGCGTTGAACGCAGCCCGGTACGGCGCGGTGATGAAACCTGCGACCTTCTTGAACGCAGTACCGATCCAACCGGGAATCTTTTTCAGGTAATCCCACGTTGACGCGGCCGTCTTCTTGATCCACCCCCACGCCGCGCCCCACGCCTTGGAGAACCAATCGGTCTTCTTCGCGATGAGCACGAT